TCTTTTCATAATGCTTACTATACGCCGAGAAAAATGATCTATTTACGTCTAACCCGTCTCCGGTTCTATCCCTAATAAAACGGACTATATCGTTTCCAATTAATTCGCGAGTCTTGCTATTATACCTAGTTGGGATAATAACTAACTTACTTTGGTTTGGTTCCGCCATTTTCCGCCTGTTGTGCAATCTTCTCTGGTGACTTACCTACTTGTTGTTCTGCCTTCTGAGTAAATCCCGGAGTTAACCCCATTGACATCATTTCTTTTTTCTCTTCAGCGAGTTCGTCCTCTAATTCTGCTAGACGTTCTTCTAACTGAGGCATTGGTAAGTTGGGGTATAATTCTCTGAGAGCCTGTTTCTTAGTTATTAACTTAAGTTCGCGGGCCACCTTCATCTTCTCATATTTTTCTTTTTCAGATTCTAAAGGTTTGATCTCTGCAAATTTAATGGAGAATTTTTCAATAAAGCCGTCGCTGAAAGTTTCTTTCTTAGTAACCTTAGCATTCTTTGACCAGTATTCCTGCATCTTAGCAAATTTAAACCAAAAATCAGGTTCAACCATCCGGTATAATTCTGTCTGTTCTTTTCTAGCCTCAGTCGCATCAGATTCGTCCATAATTTTAGCGACACCACTTGCAGCGTTTGACGCTTCGAGTTGTCCTATGCTTCCGGCTTTTAAACCTTCTGTTGATAGGTATGCCGACAATTCAAATTCGATAAGTTTTAATACTCCATCGATATCTGTTTCAGGTTTAATTACCCCGATCTCTGGACTAGAGCCGTCCGGGTGGTTATCACCTAAGTTTACAACACTGTCTGGATTTATTTCAGAACCTGTCATATCTGTATTCTTTGTCCATATTACGGAATGGCTTAGAAACTGTGCGCTATAGTTTAGGTCTGTTAAAAGTTTAGGGATTAGAATTCCCATGTCGTGCGCTGTTTGATTTGGAAATGGCATTAGTTCTGTTAATGATTTATTTATGTATACGAAGGGTATAACTCCGAAAGGATTCTTTTCACTGGTAATACCCATTTCGGCCATTTTATCGGCGCGAACTGATCCGCTAGAATCTATGATTAAAAATTCAGTTTCAGAGTATAGAGCAATTATGTCGACTAAAGTAACTTCGTCTGTTGCCGTTCGAGTTCCGTCTCTACGGATAACAACCTCATTAGTAATTTGTTCCTTACCTAAAAGTTTACAAAATACGGTCATTTCATTAGGACTTGTTGGGCTGTCAGAGAATGGAAAAAATTGATGGGCGGTTAAAACTCTCAAGCGTTGAACTTCGTCTTGCACAAATATTTCCAGGGCGCATCGCTTATTCAGGTTAGTCATTTTGTTTGAAAACCCCATTTTAGCGTTTACGTGCATGTTCTTTGCAAATTCTTCCATGAGGTCCTGATCTTCTTCAGAAAATCGGATGGGCGGCTCTGCATAAACTTTGGATAATTTATCGGTTACTTTATGAGGAATGTTTATACTTGGTATTCTTTGAATGGCTCTATTATATGCTGCTTTTGAAAAAAGTTCGGAATACAGGGATTCTTTTACTTTCTCTTTTATCTGACCTTCATACATTTTGTATAATTCTAGGTCAAACTGGAGTTGTTCAACATATCGGTTGAAATAGAGTAAAATGTCGGGTATTAAGGCCCGTAACGGTTTTCTGGTTTTCATAGATCGATAGTCCTTATTTATATGATATTCGAGCCTGCCGTTTTGGTTTGACTAGGGGGTTGATTTTCCACGTAACGTAACCTAGAGCGTCTGATATATGCGACAGCATATCGTCGTCATTGTCATACGTCATCTGTTCTAAGTCCTTTATAAGATGTTTACATCGAGGATGAACCTTAATATAATTCTTATCAAAAAGCCGATTAATGTTGTTATATCGGTCCTTTACGAAAGGGTTCTTGAATTTTAATACCTCTAAGTTTGCTCGTCTGAGGATTTCGTGGTCCGTTTCATTCGCAGATGTACGACGGCGGTTGCCGGTTTCGTCCGCAACAATTTGCTTATAACGTGCCGGATAGCGCGAAATAATCTCCTTCGCCGCCTTAAATGTATTACTATTTTCAAGGTAGAGTTCGTCGACGACATATATCATTTCTCCTCGTTTTGCAACAAAGACTCCGCATAGCGGGTGTACGTTAAAATCTAATCCTATTAAAAGAAGGTCGGTTGGCATTAACTCTACTTCTTTCACATGTTTACGCCGGTCAAAGGAATAATATACCTGTCCTGAGTTCAGGTTAATAAATTGGCCGTCTAATTCTTGAGCCGCCATTTTCTCGTCATATTGATCTCTAAGTTGATGAACGTATGTATCTGGAAGGTTAGGTGCATTATCAATAGTTTTTGAGTATATAACCTTTTTATAATCGGCGGGGTTTTCGACAAAGTATTCATATAACCAGTTGAATCCATTGGGAGTTGTCGACATTTTTACCTGACAGGGGCCTCGTTTATCCCGGACCCGCGCCATACCCTTTTCAAACGCCAGTTTTTTATAAAAGGATGCTTCATCCGGCCACCACCAGCCGACCGTCGGACCGGCTAAGTTTTCGGGCTTTTCCATTGAGTAACATAGGATTTCTGCGTCTCCGATGAATACCCTGTTTTGGTTTACTAGATATTTATATTTAATCCCTAGAATGTCGCATAGGCTGAACAATTCGGCAAGTGTCGCCTTCTGTAGCTGTGAATGGGTATTTGCTGTTATCAGGCCTCGACATTTCGGATATTGCTGCGCCATCATAATAGCCCATAACGCGCCTGAAAATGTTTTACCACTTCCAACTCCGCCGCAGAAAAGTAAATGCTGCACCTTTGAGTATATAAACTCATGCTGACTCGGCGATAATTCTATCTCTTTAGTCATTAGACCCGTCGACTATTTTGAGTTCTCCACGTTTTAAGACATTTACAAATGTCGGCATAGCGTCGCCCTGAGTATCTTTTTCTCTATATAATCCGTTAAGTTTATGAATTTCCTTCTGTATTTCTAATGCCGTCTTTATATGACCTTCAGTCATCGCGGTGTTAAACATAAGTTCTAACCTGTCCGCATATTTATTTCGCATGAGTTGTACGGTCTCTTCGGCGCGATCTTCCCAATCTTTAGCAATTGATCGGATATCGTCGGCGATAGCCCTAGGCGAAGTTTCGTATTTTATCGCCATTGATTCTTGTATGTTTGTGTGAGTTAAGCCAGATAATAACAATTCCTGGATTTCTTCTCTTCTTTTAAGTAGTTCGGCCTTACTAGCCCGTGTATTTGACATGGATACCACCTTATCTAGTTTAATATATTCGGGACCTTAGTTCTTACCCTGGAATATAATAGAAATACTGCAAGCGGAGGCACTATGCGGGAAATCAAAGAGATCGTAATACATTGTACGGCATCGCCAGATTATATGGACATCGGGGCAAATACTATAAAGCAATGGCATCTTGACCGAGGTTGGTCAGATATTGGATATCATTATGTTATTAGGCGTAATGGCGAAATTGAAAAGGGTCGACCTGACGATATCGCGGGCGCTCACGCGCGAGGTGTTAATCAAACGAGTATCGGCGTTGTCTGGGTAGGCGAAACCCAAATCGACGTACTACAGGAAAAGGCGATGATGTCGCTTATTCATTTCTTGATGGGTAAATATAATATTAAAATAGAAAACGTATTGGGACATTGCGAAGCTGTTAAAACCAGTAAAACGTGTCCGAATCTAAACATGAATAGAGTTAGGGCCGAATTGGTCTTTATTCAACCTATTCCAAAGGTGAGGTAATATGAAATTGTTGGTTATGATTGCGATGATTTTCGGTTTGCAAATTGCAAATGCTAAAAATATAATGCTTAAAACATATAATGTATGTACTATTGATGGAGAAGTTGACGGATACTCGATGCAACAAGCAAAGTTATGTCTATTCGACCAAGTCATAAAACGTAAAGGTCGAAACTATCCGATTTATTTGTATATAAATTCTCCGGGCGGTAGCGTATACGA